ATGCTCTCGGAGCTGGAGGAGATCGAGCGCGAGCTGCACCGCCGCGAGGCGGTGGCCAACCCGATGATCTACGGGCTTCCCGACCTGATGTTCGGGAAGGATGAGCTGCCCGGCGTCTACGACGCCAACACGAACAACGTCATCCGCCAGGCTCTTCTCTCGTCGGAGACCGACGAGGACTACACCAAGCGTCAGAACGACTCGCTCTGGCAGATGATCAAGGACCGGAAGCTCTTCTTCGCCAAGGACGGCCGGAAGATCGACATCAGGCTGGTCGCTCCCCAGATCGAATTCATCGCCGACATGTTCTACGGCCGGGTGAACCAGGCCATCCTGTGGAAGGGCCGAGGCTGCGGAGGATCGCTCTGCGCGGCCATCCTGATCTGGCTCTGCCTGGTCTACCGGAGGATGTCTTTCATCGATCTCGGCGGCTCGATGGAGCAGTCGAAGGTCGTCTACGAGTACGTCTCCGCGTTCTGGGAATGCGTTCCCCAGATGAAGGTGAACCTCCTGGAGAAGGACCCGCTGATCTCGATGACCAAGCTGGTCACGGGAGTTCAGCTCAAGTGCATCGCGGCCAGCGAGAAGATGGCGCGAGGAAAGCACTTGCCCGGGCTGATCGTCGACGAGTCGTGCCAGGGAGATGCGAACACCGACACCACGTTCTACGCCGCCATGCAGATGTCGATGTCGGAACCCGAGCACGTGATCGTGCTGCTCTCGACCTTCCACATCCCGGTCGGGCTGTTCCAGCAGACCTGGGACAGCGCCCCGCAGCGTGGATTCACGAGGTACAAGTGGAACGTCTTCGATGTGATGGAGAAGTGCGACGACGGAATGGAGTTCGCCACCGCCGACGATCCCGAGGCTCTTCGATTCTGCCGGGATAGCTGCCCGCTGACCAAGAAGCGGCCGGTCTATGATGACAGCGGCACGCAGGTCGGCACCGAGTATTGCTGGTGCAACGGCAAGGGTCGCCACGCCGAGGGGTTCCTTCCGCGCGCGAACATCATCGATGCCATGGTGCTCAACGAGGGCACCGAAATCTTCGAGATCGAGTTCGTCTGCGAGCGGCCGCAGTTCAGCGGCCCCATCTACGGTCTCCAGTCGATCGAGTCTGCAGTCCACAACGACCTGGAGATCGACGACAACGAGCCCACCTACGTCGGGATCGACTGGGGCATCAACGAGGGAGTTCTCGTCCTGGCCAAGGACTCGAAGCTGAAGGGTCCGCAGGTCGTCGAGAGCTACTACCTCTCGGTGAAGGTGGTCTCGGAGTACATCAGGAAGCTCAACGAGTGGCAGGACGAGTACGGGCATCTGGAAGTCTTCGCCGACTCATCGCATCCATTCGAGATCAGCGATCTCGAAGAGGCTGGATTCGACGTCACTCCGGTCGATTTCTCCACCATGAAGGACTACGGTATCCTCAACCTCACCAAGATGTTCGTGTACGGGAAGATCGAGATCCTGGACGAGAACGAGAAGCTCATCGGCCAGCTCAAGAGCTACCGGCGTGACCCCAAGACCGGCAAGCCCGTGAAGATCGACGACCACGGACCCGACGCACTCCTCTGCGCAACCGTTTCCATCGACTTCGTCGAGCGATGGGGACATCTGATCCACCAGGCAGCCCAGGCCGGAGGAGTCGATCGGCTGTCCGAGATCAGAAAGCAGCTACCCCAGCCATCGCCGAGGGTCACTGCACAACCACAACAGGATGGGGCAGTTGAACAAAATCCCGTTGACAGAGACAACGATGTAATGCTATTTTGACCTGGAGATGTTCTTCGACGGACCCACTCGAAGGGGGAGGAAATGGCCGAGAAGCCCACGGTGTTCAAGAACATCTTCGCGAGCAACGCCGTTCGAGGAAAGCTCGGACTCGTCGAGAAGAAGACCTCCTCCGATGTGGAGAAGGCTCCCCCGGCTCCCGCCGCTCCGGTAGCGGTCGCCGCGCCGAAGCCGGCCGATCCTCCGAAACCGGCCGATCCTCCGAAGCAACCCGAGGCGGCCGCGAAGCCTCCCGAGGCCGCCGCGAAGCCGGCCGAGCCGCCGAAGCCGGACGCTCCTCCGGCCCCGCCGACGCCGCCCGCTGTGAAGTAGTCCGTCCACTCGATTGGACGGTGGTTCGTGCCCGTACAGCCTTGCCAGAGTGGTGGAAGCCCGGGGTATAAGTGGGGGCCATCCGGCCACTGCTATCCCTATGCCGCTGGAGATACGGCCTCCCGAGATCGAGCGTTCGCGCAGGCGAAGCGCCAGGAGCGCGCTGCACGAGCGAACGGGTACCGGGGGAAGGAGTCGTGCATGGAGTGCGGCGGAACCGTTCTCGTCGGAACCTTCTTCCAGGACCCGAAGAAGTGCTGCGTCGACACCTTCGTCCCCTGGCAGCTCCTCGGCGAGGGACAGAAGCTGAAGTGCGTCAACTGCGGCAACATGCTCGGCACGGAACGGATCGAGAAGGACTCGTTCCTGGGCGACGAGTGGCGGATGCAGTGCGCCCTCCTGCTCCGCAAGGTGGTCTTCCCGACCAGGGAAGACGTCAACCGCTGGCTCTCGAACAACCCCTTCGGACGTCGGTACGACTTCAAGAGCGGCAAGTCCGTCGAGACGGACGTGGTGGTCGAGACCGAGACGGCCTTCGTCGTCGTGGTCCGGCCCTACGAGTGGTTCCTGCGGGGGACGCTGAAGGGTCAGTGGACCTCCATAGGGATCATCGTCGTGACGGGGAACCTGCGGGACGACGTGGACAATCGCCTCCCGACAGAAGCGGAGCTGCGTTCGACCGCAGCGTTCGTGGAAAGGATCTGACATGGCTCTCGGCGGATTCGCGATGAACGGGCAGGGGATGGCCGGGTCGAAGAAGGCGTCGGTCGCGGCCGGCGGGCCGGCGACGGCCTCCGACAAGGCGCTGTCCACGGGGTTCACCTCGGGGAAGGGTGCGTCGATCTCCCGGGGCGGGCCGGTGATGAACGACGCCCCCCAGGGCGGCGCGCGCGGCGTCAGCGGCACCAGCCTGCCGGTGGGCAAGCAGAGCGGGGCGACGCAGGCGGTCACGCCCAGCCTGAAGAACGCGGGCACGGGCGTCAGCGGCACGTCGCTCCCGATCGGCCGGCAGAAGCTGTAGCGCGCCTGCGCGCGCTGGCCGGTTCGAGGCATGTGCGGAGTCCGAATGGGGCTCCGCGTGTGCATTTCTTGAGGGCGCGACGCAGGAGGCCGGACCGGCCGGGGCGGGATGACAATGGGTGAGCCTGGGGTCCTGACGCCCGAGAAGATCGAGAAGGTGGTGACCGAAGAGCTTCCGGTCATCGCCCAGTTGTTCGGTGACGAGACTCAGGCCGTCATCAAGACGGTAGACGATCTGATCTCCAAGGGCGTCAGCCAGCAGATCCAGGAAGAGATCACCTCCAACGGTCAGCTCTTCCAGAGCCTGAACAAGAAGATCGTCGAGCCGCCCTACGATCCCCTGAAGCTCGCGATGATGCTGGAGCTGAACACCAGGCTCATGCGGGCCTGCCACATCCGTGCTCGGAACACGGTCGGGCTTGGCTGGAAGATCGTGAAGCCCGCCGTCGAGGAGGATGAGCAGCCCGTCACCGACAAGGAGTTCAAGGCCCAGAAGGCCCAGCTCAAGCCTCTCTTCGAGAACCCCAACAAGCGGGTGGCCGGGATGCCGCCGGCCATGGCCACTCCTCTCGACTTCACCGAGGTCTCTTTCCGGATGAAGTTCGATGAGGAGGCCATGGGGACGGCCTACTACGAGGTCACCCGCGACAACGCCGGGCGGATCGACGGCATCTACAACATCGCCGACCACACGGTCCGGGCTCTCAAGGCCGGCGGCTACGTGCAGATCCGGGGCGGGAAGAAGCGGTTCTTCAAGCACTTCGGCGATCCTCGCGTGATCGACTCGGAGACCGGGGAGATCGCGAAGAACCTCGGTCCTGCCAAGCGGGCGACCGAGCTGCTGCCCAACTTCGTCTACTCGTCGAGGTCGAGCTACTACGGAATCCCCCGGTGGATCTCGGCCGTGGCGGCCATCCAGGGCTCTCGGCTCTCCGCCATCAGGAACATCTCCTTCTTCGAGAATGATGCTGTTGGCCGCCTGGCGATCGTGGTGTCGGGGGGCGCGCTGACCCAGCAGTCAGCCCAGGACATCAGGAACTTCGTGAACCGGGAGGGAAAGGGCGTCGAGAAGGCTCACCGGGTGATGGTGCTCCAGGCCGAGCCTCGCAGGGTCATCTCGGCCAAGGGCGTCGGCACCAAGATCGACATCGTCCCGCTGACGGTCGGCATCAACGAGGACGCCTCGTTCCTGGGCTACCGAAAGTCCAACGACGAGGAGGTCCGGGAGGCGTCGGGGCTCAGCTCTCCCTTCTTCACGAGCGAAGGCGTCAACCGGGCGTCGGCCAACGTCCTCCGGAAGATCACCATCGAGCAGGACCTGATCCCGGACCTGAACTCCCACCAGAACACGATCAACCGGACCATCACGCGAGACATCCTGACCCAGGATCTCTCCGACAAGGCGAAGGCGAACTTCCACGTCGCCGCCGAGCTGCGCTACATCCCTCCCGACAGCATCGACGAGCTGGAGGAGGCGACGATCCAGGGCATGTACTCGCGCGCCGGGCTCGCGACGATCAACGAGGGCCGCCAGGCGCTGGGGCTCCCCAAGCTCCCGCCGAAGTACGTCTACGGGCAGCTCCCGCTACCGTTGGCGATCTCGATGCTGGAGCTGGGCTACCTGTACCAGGGGGCCATCGCCCCCGATGGGCCGGTCTCGTGGGACGATACCCAGGCCAACATGCTCGAACAGACGAAGAAGGTCGAGCAGGCCAAGGCTTCGGCAAAGGCCGAGTTCGCCCCTCCTCCCGCCAAGAAGGGATCATCGACGGCCAGGAAGTCGATGAACCCTCTGATCGATCCTCTGAGAATCCAGAAGAACGGCCACATCAACCAGCTTTTGGCGATGGCTGTCGGTCTCCGGGACTATCTCAAGGAGAAGTACGGCCGAGACATCCTGTCGGCAGAGCTGATCCTCCAGAAGCCCGACGGGGAGGTCCTCGACCGAATGGAACTGCAGGCGCTGGAGGGGGAGGGAACCAATGCCGGTCAATAGCCGAGAAGTTCGCTTCTGGTTCGAGACGACCAAGCTGGAGGTCTACAAGGACGCGGCCGGGAAGCCACACGTTCGCGCGGTGGTCTCCGACAGCCTCGAAGATCGCCAGGGCGACGTCATCTCGGAGCGGTGCATCAACGAGATGGCGAAGCAGGTCTCCAGGTCCATCCCGCTGCTCCCGGACCACCGGTCGAGCTTCGAGATGGGGAAGTCGGCGAACGGGGACACCCGCCGGAACGGCGAGACCAACGGCCTGGAGCTGGTGGTCGACTTCGAGCTGGATCCCCGCTACACCGAGTCGCAGGTCCTCTTCGACGAGGTGCTCAACGGGAACTGCGATCGGCAGCTCTCGATCGGCGGCATGCTCAGCAAGACGAACCCGCGTGCGGCATTCCTGGAGGAGCGGAACGGGAAGCTCATCCGGGTCCTCGACGACATCATCCTCGACCACGTGGCCGTCACCCGGAAGGACCGGGCGGCCAACCCCAGGACGGCCTTCCTGGACGCGGTCCACAAGGCCATGGACGACGCCGGGGTCGAGGTCACCAAGGAGGGCCTGAAGTTCTCCGAGCGGATCCTCGGCCGCGAGCTGCCGGACGAGGTCAAGAAGCTGGACCCGAAGCTCCAGTCGCTCTGGTCGAGGGTCTGGAAGGATACGTTCGTCCGCCAGATCGCCTTCGCCGACGTGACGGTGGCCAAGGCCGAGTCGGCCGCGACGGTGGTGGCCGGCCTATCGGTGGCCAAGGAGCTGAAGGCCGAGTTCTCCCCGAAGATCGACTCCTGGCTGGGGAAGCGGGCCGAGAAGGAGACTTACTCCTTCGGGATCACGAGCCCCGGTCCCGACGGACACGCCCACGCGTGGGCCGCGAAGGAGTTGGGAGAAAAAATTCTTGAGGGGTTGATGTTGACAGTCAAGGGACAGGAGCATACGATCCTGGAGAACGCCGTGTGTGCGCGTGACGGTGATCACGAGCACACCCTCGTCCGCAAGGACCGCAAGACAGCAGAGCCTGGCGCGATCTTCGCCCCCGTGGGGCAGCTCTACTTCGACGCGGGCCTCCCCGAGAAGGACTTCCAGCAGTGGCTGGAGGCCAACGGGGTGAAGCCCGCCGGCATCGTGAAGTCCGGCACCGTGTTCGTCGCCGAACTCGCGATCGAGGCCAAGAAGGAGGCTGCGATGCCCGGTCAGGCGGGGGAGATCGAGAAGTCGGCGGTCCCGTACAAGAGCTGGCCCATCTCCAACGAGTCCGGCTGGTCCTTCTCCGCTGCCGACGGCTCTGCCCTTCTCGGCCCGAAGGGCGACGACTGGGGCCGCTTCAAGCAGGCCAACACCTACTTCGACCAGACCAAGGGCCAGACCCCCGAGACCAAGGGTGCCTACGGCCTGCCCCATCACAAGCTGGCCGGCGACGGCCTGCAGACCTTCACGGGCGGCGTCATCGCGGCGACCGCCGCCCTGAACGGCGCGCGCGGTGGCTTCCGCCGCGAGAAGTCCGAGGCCGGCCGGAACGCGATCTACAGCCATCTCCGCCAGCACTACGAGGCGGCCGGCCGCCAGGCCCCGCCGCTCAAGAGCGTCTGGCTCTCCAGGTCCGAGCAGAAGGAGATCGTGCACCCGAACCCGAGGTCGCTCGCCGAGAAGGACTTCGAGGAGTTCACCTTCGCCCTGGAGACGGCCGGCCAGAAGGCCCCGGAGTGGATGACCAAGGAGTGGTGGATGACCTGGGACCCCGAGGTCACGGGCGATGAGAAGGTGCCCGAGACCGAGAAGGCCATCTGGGTGACCGAGGTCGCCAAGGACGCCCCGAAGCCGGCGGCCGCGCCGGCACCGGCCGCCCCCGCCCCGGCCGCCGAGGTCAAGAAGGACGAGCCGAAGCCCGCCGCCCAGGCTCCGGCAGCCCCGGCCCCCGCCCCGGCGACGCCGGCCCCGGTGGCCAAGAGCGAGCCCGCTCCGGCCGCCCCCGTCCAGTCCGAGACGGCCAAGGTCCTCGCCGAGATGTCGGCGACGACCCAGAAGACCCTGGGCGAGCTGGTCGCCCTGGTGCAGGGCCTGTCCAAGCGATTGGACGCGGTCGAGGCCAAGCAGGTCGCGCCCGCCCCGGCCAAGGCCGAGGAGCCGAAGCCGGAGCCCCAGAAGGAGATCAAGCCCGCCGAGCCGGCGAAGCCGGCCGAGGCGGCCCCCGTCGTCGCCAAGACGGAGAAGCCGGCTGAGAAGCCGGCCGACCCGCAGCCGGAGGCCAAGCCCTCCGAGCAGAAGCCGGTGCTCTCGGCGAAGGACGTCTTCTCGGCGTTCCACCAGCTCCTCGAAGGGCTGGGGATCTCCCCGAAGGACTTCTTCGCCGGGATGCTCACGAAGAGCATGGACAGCATCGGTCCGTCCCTGACCCAGGCGGTGCAGGCCACCGTCGAGAAGTCGCTCGGCACGCTCCAGCAGGGAGCCAAGGCCGACATCGAGAAGTCGACGCAGGCCGTCGAGAAGGCCATCACCAAGTCCGTGGACGACAAGGTGAAGTCGCTGTCCGGGGACTTCGCGAAGGCCCTCTCCGAGGTCGGTGCCAGGCTGGAGAAGGTCGAGCAGATCGGTGGCGTTCGCCAGGGGGCGGACGGCCAGGAGGATGAGCCCGCCAAGGAGGCGCGGCCCAAGGGAACGTTCGCAGGGATCTTCTCGCAGGCGCTCCACCGAGAGCGGAAGTAGCGCCACGAGATAGGGGAGGGAATCACACATGCCGTCGAATCAGGAGATCATCGAGAAGACGTTCGACAGCGCGAAGTTCCTGACGGGCGGGGACCTGAACCCGACGCAGCAGGATCAGTTCATCGCCTACGTCAAGAAGTTCTCGCGGCTGCTGGGCATGGTCCGCTTCGTCAACATGCCCAGCCCGAAGTACAACATCGACAAGATGCACATCAGCGAGCCGGTGACCGAGTCCGTCGAGGAGAACGCGGACACCGGGAACCTGGCCGGTGGCGTGTTCAACCAGGTCCAGCTCTCGGCGGAGAAGGTCCGCTCGGCCTGGCACATCACCACCGAGGCGCTCCAGTCGAACATCGAGCGCGCGGGCTTCGAGGACCACCTGATGGAGACGATGTCGGAGCGGATCGCGACCGACATGGAGCTGCTCTCCATCCAGGGCGACTCGTCCCTCGTCGGCACCGACCCGACCAGCCGCCTCCTCAAGAGGCTCAACGGCTGGGACCTCCAGACGGCGGCCGCCCACATCGTGGACGCCGACGGCGACGAGGTGTCGAAGAACCTCTTCGCGGCCATGCTGCGGGCCATGCCGAAGCAGTTCAAGCAGGACCCGGGTCTCCGGTGGCTGGTCAGCGACACGCTGGCCAACGACTGGATGAACCTCCTGTCCGAGCGCGGCACGCCGTCCGGCGACGCCGCCCTCCAGGGCACCGGGCTCAACCCGTTCGGCAAGCCGATGGTGACCGTCCCGCTGATCCCGGACGACAAGGCCCTGTCGCTCCTGGTCGCCACCCCGGGCCAGGTCAAGGGCAACCGGTTCGGCCCCTTCACCGTGGTGGTCGGGACCAACCACCAGATCAGCATCGGCGACGGCACGACCACCCGCGTCGTCCCGCTGACCGGCGGGGTGCTGGAGACCGTCGAGATCGCCCGGCAGATCAACGCCGACCTCGTGGCCAACTCCATCCTCACGATCAAGGCCGCCGACGACGGTGAGGGTCGGCTGATGCTGTACACGACGACCACGGGTGCGGCGGCCCAGATCATCCTCGGGGCCTCGACCTTCCTCGCCACCGCCGGCCTCACCGCCGGCACCTACGCCGGCCACAACGCCGGCTCGGCCGGGACGGTCTACGAGGGCTCATTCGTCCTCCTGACCAACCCGATGAACCTGATCTTCGGCATGCTC